CGAATCTCCGCCTCGGGCCGTCCGGACTGGTGCGCCATCAAGCGGATCTGCTCGTCCGACGGCGCCGGCAACGCCGAGGTGATCGATCGCGCGATCGACGGCGTCGGGTTGCGGATCCACGACTCCTCCGCCGTTGCGCCCAACACCTGCCCGGTCGACGACGGATAGGCGTCGATGCCCAACGCGGAAAACGCGCGGTTCGCCAGAATCGGATCGTTGAGGATGCCCGTCATCTAATGCGAACCCTTGTTCGTCATGGGGCGGGCTCCATCACGGTCACGACGCCGCCGCGGCCGCCGACGGTCTTGAACGTCGGCATGGCGTCGAATTTGAATTCAACCGCCTGCCCATCGGCGCGCCGCACGGGCTCGCCCATCTCGTCCAGCAGCAGCCAGCCGTCGTCGGTCGCGTTGGTGATCCAGCGGCCGCGGCGCACGTTCTCGATGTAGAGGTCTTGCCGCTGCTCGGGCGTAAGGGCCCGCGCCTCGGGACTGACGCCGCCGATGTCCGCCAGATCGGCCGGCTTCAACGTCTGCAGCAGATACCTGGCCGTCTGTGTCGCCCGTTCGCCGAGGCCTTTGGGTGCGCGCGCCAGGATGGTTTCGGTTTCGACGAAGTCATAACGGTCGTTGACGATCGCTGCGGCCTGTTGAGCCGCTGCGGTGGCATCGGCCGAGGCGCCGAACTTGTAGGCGAGGCCCAGGACCGCATCTCGATAGTCCGCATAGACCTGGCTGCCGCGGGGAAAGAAGGCCTGCGTTCCCGCAAAGTCCGCCAGCGCGGCATCGACCGCATCTTCGATGCGCCCGGCCTTGTCGCCGGCGATCTTCTTCAACTCCGACTGCGGGACGGCCAGCGTCTCCGCCAGCGATTTGCGCGCCACGGGATCGTCGGTGGTCGCGAGCACGCGATAGGTCGAGGGCAGGCCTGCCTGCACCAGCTCGCCATAGACTTGCGGCCAATAACGCCCATAGGCGGCGGCCTGGTCCTGCACCGCATCGGCCGCCTGTTCGGGCGCCGCTTTCTTGATCCGCTCCACCACGACCTTGGCCTGCGCCTCCGGCAGCAGGCGCCGCTGATCCTCCGGCACACCGACGGTCGCCTGCGTCTGTAGCGACAGCTCGATCGCCTTCTGCCAATCTTCCGGCTTGTTGCTCTCGCCCGCGGCCGCGAAGGCCTGCTGCACCGGCTCGCTGTAGGCGTACACGTAGGCCGCCCGATCCGCCGCGAGCTGACCTTGCAGCTCCTCTTGTGTCTTGCGCAGCTGCTCCTGGCGGGAGGCCTCGCCGGCGAAGTTCTCGCCCTCCGGGGCATAACTGGCGATCAGCGCGTCCTGTTCCTCGCGCGTCATCAGCGCCATGCCCTTCACGTCGATCGCCGCCTGCTGCGTGCCGTTGAGATCGGCGATCGCGCGCGCACCGGCCTGCTCGCCCATCATGGCGACGATCTCGGCGTCGCCGATCGTGCGCGCCTCGCCGCGCGCCACGCGGGCGCGATCGTCTTCCAGGCGAAACCGGAAATCCACCATCGCCAGCGCCTTCGCTTCGGCCGTCGCCGCCCGCGCCTCCGCCTGGCGCCGGTGGATCTCCACGTCGGCGTTGTTGATCAGCGCCTCGCTCTGCGCCGGCGTGAGATAGGCGGCGCCCGCGCCGGCCAGCAGCGATTTCTTGGCCTCAGCCGGGTTGCGGTCGATCAGGGCGTTGTACCGCGCCGTCGCCAGCGTGCCGCGGGCCTGCTCCATCAGCTCGGCCTTGTCGGCCGCCGGAATGTCGAGCGCCTGGATGCCGGCCAGCGTATCCATCAGCGCGTTATCGAACTGGCCGGCGTCGCCGCGCACCGCGGCCGCCGCCAGGTTGATGTTCGTTCCCGTCTGCTCCCGGCGGAAGCGCACCGTCTCGTTGGCTTCGAACGTGGCTGCGTTGCTCCAGATGTCATCGCGGATGATCGCCATACGCTCTTCGGCGATCGCTCGTGCTTCCGGCGACGGCGCCGCTTCGAGCGCGCCCTTCACCTGATCGTCGAATTGCGCGATCAGCCCGTCGCTGAAGCCGACGGCGCCGGCGGGCGCCTTCATCTTCGCGTCCAGCAGTTTCTTGGTCCAGCCGCTGCGCGTCTCCGCCAGCGTCTTGCTGACCCAGGCCACGTTCTCCTGGCGCCGCTGCTGCTCCAGCCGCTGCGCCGCGAACTGCTGCAAGGCGTCGCCGACGCCGCCGAGCTGCTGAAGTCCGGCGCCGGCGCCGCTGCGGATGGCGACCGGCAGGCCAAAGCCCGCTTCGTGAGTGGGGATGCGCGGCATTAACGTATCCCCGGCGGCCGGAAGCCAGGCATGGCGTAAGCCGGACCTGCCCCCGCGGAAGCGGTAGCTTGGTTGTACGGGCTCATCGCCGTATAGCCGGTCAGAAGCGCGCCGCCGGCGGCGCCGATCCCGCCGATCAGCGCTTCGCGGCCTTGCGCGCGGAAGGCGCCGGCGCGCGACGCGCCGCCGTAACGGATGGCGAGCGCGTCCAGCTCCGCTTCGGCCGCCGTGTCGGCCTGCACGTCCGCCGGCGTGCCCGCCAGCAGCACGCCGCCCTTGGCGTAGCCGACGCGCTGCGCCGCCAGCAGCCGGCGGGCGCGGTCGCGCGAGCGGTCCTCGTCATAGCGCGCCGCCTGCTCGGCCGCCTCGGCGTTGTCCTCCGCCTGTTGCATCTGCATGACGGTGCCGCCGACGGTCGCCGCGACCGCGACCGCCGTGCCGATGGCCAGGATGGTGGTCGGCTCGCACATGCGCGCTCACCCGCTGTTCGCTTCCATGTCCAGCCCGATCGCCACCACCGTGCAGGGCAGCGGCAGGTCCTGCTGCACGATCGCCCGCTGCTCGTCGGCGAAGCCGTCGGCGAACAGGATCTTCTTGTCGCCGGTGAACAGCGGCGGGCTGCTGTCCAGCGGATCCGTCGTGGCGCGGAACGGGATCGTCTCCAGCCGGTCGAAGTCGGTGCCGAACTTGGCCCCCAGGCTGTTTAGGAATTTGATCGCGCCGTTGGCGAAGCGCTTGCGCGCCGCCAGCTTCGCCAGCCCCTCCAGGTTCAGCGTCTCCAGAGACGCCGGGCAGGCGAGGCCCACCTGCGCCCGTCCCGCCTGGCGCTCGAGCGCGACCTGGCCGCCGGCCACCACCCGGTCGGGATGGGTGGCGCCGTCGGCCAGGATCTGCACCGTCTGCCCTTCCAGATGGTCGAGGCCGGAGAGCGTCTGCGCCGACAGCCGCCAGGAATTCGCCGCCAGCGTCGCCGGCGCCGCGGGGAACGGCTCCAGTATCGTGGCGCGGACGACGCTGGCGCTGTCGGCGGCGGTGATCTTCGCGCGCGCCCGCTTGGTGCGCAGCGCGCGGCCGACCTGCAGATCGTAGGGATAGTGGATCTCGCGGCCGACGACGCTGCCGGCGAACACGCCGGCGCCGGCGCTGAAGATGACATCGGCCGCGCCCTTCGTCGCCGCCCCGGCGCCGGGGATCAGCGTCGTCGGCTGGGCGCCGTCATAGGCGAGCCCGCTGTCGACGAACCACGCCGCGTCCTTGTCGTCGATGGTGCGCGGCCGAAACTCGCTCTCCAGCACCTCCACATAGCGCCGCGTCCGGCCGGCGATATTGCGCTCCACCACCAGCCACAGCTCGTCCTGCGTCGCGCCCGGGATGGTCGCCGCCGCCAGCACCTTGCCGAACGGCCGCGCCACGGCGGCCGCGGTCAGATGCGCGCCGCCGATCGGATGCCGATGCCAGCCGACGATGTCCTGGTCGCGCGCATAGGTCATCGCCAAGAGCATCCCGTCGGCGCGCACCGCCCACAGCAGCTTGTCCGGGTTCTGCTGCCAGACGATCTGCGCCAGGCCGGCGGCGGTCAGGTGCCGCGCCAGCTCGGTCAGCTCGGGCATGACATAGGCGCCGTTGGTGCCGAGGTCGAAGCGGTAGACCAGCTCGTAGAGCTGGGTCAGCGACCGCTCCACCATCAGCGTCGCCGTGCCGATGCGCACCGTCATTTGGTCGGCGGCGCCGACGGTGCCGACGCGCTGCGCCTTGACGTTGGTGGGCGTGATCGCCTCGTTGAGCGCCGAGGCGGAAATCGAGAACGGCCCGCTGTTGGTGATCGCCAGCAGCGTGTCCCCCGGCTCCAGCGCCACGATCTCGTTCACCTCCGCGTCGGAGAGCGTGTAGGTGACCGCGTCGTCGTCCAGCACGGTGCCGTCGGCCTGGGTCGGCGCGAAGGTCTGGAAGTCGCCGGTCCGGCTGCCCCACAAGGTCTGGCCGCGGGCGAACCACAGCCGTTCCTCGTAGAAGGCGACGGCGGTCGGGAAACCCGTCGTATTCGACCAGGCGCCGAGCCGCCAGGCGCGGTTGCCGGTGATGGCGGCGAAGGCCGCGATCACGTCGGCGGTGACCCGCCCGGCATCGACGACGGCGGTGATCTCGGCATGGCCCCAGCTCGCGCCGTTCTTGATTCGCACTAGGCGGCCCACGTCCGAGGCGACGAAGATCGCCGGCACGGCCGAGCCGCCGGCGACGTAGGCGTTGACGAACTTCGACCCCTGCAGGTCGTAGCGGTTGTTGTCGATGCGCGTCACCGTCCAGATGCCGTTCGCCTCCACGGTGCCGGTGACGGCGGACAGCAGCAGCCGCATCCCCGTGGTCCAGCCATGTCCGGTCGAGGTGATGCGGATCAGGCCGCTGCCGTTGTCGATGGCGCCGCTGATGGTCTTCGGCGGCCCCGTCGTGATGGTGATGCCGTCCCCCGACGTGGCCGAGGGCTGAAGCTGCGCCGATGTGGTGTTCTCGTCGTCATACGGCCCATCGACGGCGCCGAACGGCGCCCGCCGCCAGTCGACGTGGGAGAAGCGCGTCAGCGTTTGCGGCTCGTGGGCGCGGTGGGTGAGATAGAGCACGTCCGCCGATTGCGTCCATTTCAGCGCCGCAAGCTCGCTCTCGGCATACGGCGTGGCGATCTCGACGGCGGTCTTCAGGCTGAGCGCGTCGGTGAAGCTTTCGGCCACCGTGTCGGTGACGATGTCGATGAACACCGGCGACGCCGCCGGCGTGAAGCTGCCGGCGCTGGCGGACGGCCCGGCGTCGGGCGTCAGCAGCAGCAGGTCGGCCAGGCCGGCGGCGGTGCCGACGCGGATCTGCCGCGCGCCGCTGCCGGCCTGGCTCAGCTTGTGCAGCCGCCCCGGCTCCACGATCGCCACCTCTTGGCGCAACAGGCAGGTGCCCCCGGTGGGGCGGATCTGCCGCAGCCGTCCGCCGGCCCCGGCGTCCCACAGCGACTGCGCCGCGCCGGAATCCAGGTCGGTCCAGCCGCTGAGATCGGCGGCGAACTCGCCGTTGACGATCAGCTCGGCGGCGTCGCTGCCGATCAGCGCGCGGTTGCGGTAGAAGCGGAATTTGAACGCGGTGGCCTCGATCACATAGGCCTGGACGATGGAATAGACGAAGTCGATCAGCCGCGCCTGCTGCTCGGCGCCGGCGGCGTCCGCGGCGGTGGCGGCGATGAAACGGCTGCCCGGCCGCCGGCCGGCGGAGCGCCTGACCTTGCCGATGAAGTTTTCGAGCGTCCGGCAGGCGTTGGCGTACTTGGCCAGGTCGAACGACCCCGCGAGCTCCGGATCCCACTCGCCGGCGTTGAAGGAGGTCAGGATCGGCGTCGCACGGACCATGTCTATGCACCGTCAATGAACGCCGCGATGCGGAGATCGCAGCCGACGCGCCGGCTCACCTCATCCCATTTCTCCGCCGTCGCTTGGCCAAGATCGACGCCGGCGCGATAGGCCAGGATGTCCAGGTAGCACTGCACGTCCGCCAGTTCTTTGGCGAGCATCGTGCGCGCTTCATCCAGGGTGAAGTCGCCGCGCTCGATCTTCTTGATGACGTTCGCCGCTTCGCCGAGCTCGCCCAGCACGGCGTTACACCACTGCGCCAGGCACCAATCGGAGCCGTCGGCTTGCGCGTGCGCCGGCGCGCCACGGCCATTCTTGAACAACGGAAGGCGCGCGCGATTGGCGTTCCTCAACGCATCGAAGGTCAATTTGGGTTGATCTGCGCTCATCTGCGGCGTGCTCAGGACCTGCTTTCCAGCCAGCCGAAATCGTCCACTGCCGTCGGGTCCGGCCCGAAATAGTCCGGCTGTCCTTCCTGGGCGTCGATCTGCTTGGCCTCGCGGATCATCCCGGCGTAGACGTCCCACTTGAACGCTTCGACGTTCTGGTTGGCGGTGAGGGGATAGCCGAGCTGCGCCGCCAGCCGCTGGGCGATGCAGTCGGCGAGGTTGGCGTCGTACAGCGCCACGTTTTCGATGCGCGCGATGTAGATCACCGGCAGCGGCCCCGGCATGTTGGCAAGGATGCGGCGGCCCTCGACTTTCCAACGGCCGCCCCAGCGGCGCGGATCGCGCTCGCCGTAGATCTCGACGACCCGCAAGCAGAACGGCAGGCTTTCGTCCGTCCCCGCCGGCAGGTCGAAGCCGTGGCTGAAGCCGAAGGCCGGCGTCGCGCCGGCGGCCAGGCTCGCGCGCACGGTGGCGCAGTTCCAGAAGGCGCCGCGCAGCACGGCATCGCGGGCCAGCGGATAGTTGTCGCGGCAGCGCCGCGCGGCCTCGCTGTCGTCGCTGTCGACGTCCTGCAGCCGCCCGCCGCCGATGCGCGCCAGCGCCGCGTTGCAGATTTCGGTGACGGTGTTCGGCATCGTCCGGCCAAGGCGGGCCGCAAGGCCCGCCTTGTGCCTCTCCGTTAGTCGCCCATCATCGCCTGCAGGCGGGCGGAGATGGTGCCCGCCGCCGTGCCGACGGTGTTGGCCCGCAGCACCACGTCGTAGAAGCGGTTCGGATCCGCCAGGTCGCCGGCGTCCTGCCACACCTTGCGCTCCATCTGGTCGATGTTGCGCGCCTCGAAGGTCACGTCCAGCGGCGCCACGCGCGCCGCCGACATGTCGACGGCCGAGGCATAGGCGGTGGCGTTCTTGACCGCGCCGCCGTTCTCTTGCGTCTGGTACAGGCCGACGTCGTAAGACACGCCGCCGGTGATGGCGTCGTTGAAGATGTCGATCCGGCTGACGAGCCAGCTCGAATGGACGCGGAACAGACGATAGGTGGAGCCGTCGTCGTCCGCCGCCGCGACTTCGACGGTGGCGTGGAACGCCTTCAGCCGGCCGCCGTCCAGCACGTTGTCGTTGGCCTTGGCCGGCGACAGGTCTTTGTTGGCGACGATGGTGCTCTTTCGGTTTTCAACAGCCATTGCAGTCTCTCCTCTGTTGTCGGTGTCGGCGCGCCGCGCGGCCCTTGGTCGTCACGGACCTTCCGGCCGCGCGGCGGGCGCCGGGCGCTCGCTTACGCTTCGACGCAGGCGATCTCGACCACGCCCTCGTCCTCGATGCGGGTCGCGTCGCCTTGCGCGTTCACGTAGGTCTGCACCGCGTTGCGCTTGTCCTTGCGCCGGTCGATGTCGGTGGTGATGTCCTCGCCGATGGCGATGCCGACCGTGCCGTGCGCGTAGGCGTAGCAGAGCCGCGCGCCCGCGCCGTCGGTCTTCAGCAGCTCCAGCCAGATGAACTTGAAGCCGATCCAGGTATCGATCTCGCCGTTCACCAGGGCTTTGACCGTGTTGTAGTCGGCCGAGGTGACTTCGGTGGTCTTCAGCAGGTTTTCCTTCTGCTTTGCCGTGGCGGCGAGGTAGCGCCGGCGCGCCTGTCCGTTGATCTCCGGCAGCAGCTCCGCCTGGTCGAGCTTGAGTTGAGCCGCCAGCAACTTGTCCTTGGTCAGGCCGGTCCCCGCGGCGGCGATCTTCTGCGCCGCCGGCAGCGGCACGTTGGTGCCGACCAGGTTCTCGTCGATCGCCACCGCGTTGCCGCCGAGGGCGCCGATGATCCGGCGGTCCTTCCAGCGGTTCATCGCGCCCACGGCCAGCATGGCGTACTTCATCGCCATCGCCATGTCGCCGCGGCCCATGCGCGTCGCGTCCTGCTTGTCCACCAGCTTGCCCCAATCGGCGTCGACCAGGCCGAGGCGGCGGCGGGAATGGGGCACGTCGAGATTGGGCGTGTCGGCGTTGCGCGGCAGGCCTTCGACCACTTCGGTGACGCCGATGCGGTCGAAGTAGCCGAAGATGCCCTGGAGATAGTCGGGATCGTCGCGGCAGGTGGCCCACAGGCGGGAATTCATCTGCTGGCCGAGGACGTGGAATTGATCGCGGAACTGATGCTTGAACGCGATCGGGATGGTCATGTCGCTCATGATCTTCACTCCGTTTCCGAGCTTTCGGGAAGCGGAGCGGACACCCCGGCAAAGCCGGACCCGCACCTTGGCGCTCGCGCGCGCCCTCGCGGACTCCTTTCAGTCGGTCACCGGACCCACGCGCGATTCCCTGGGAATCGTCGCGAGGACACCCCGGATTTCAGTCTGTCCCGGTGCTGCCGGTCGACGCCACGCGGCCGGCGTTGCGGCGGCTATAGGCCTTCATGCGCTGCCTCCCGCCTGCTCGGGATAGGCGATCTTGTAGAGCGCTTCCATGGTCTCCTTGGCGCGCTG